CATTGAAGTTTTTGCTGGCTTCGATATTCATAATCGTGAAGCGCGAATGATGATCGATAAAGTGTTCTATAAGTATGGACTATGCAAGGGAGCTGAAGATGGTTCAAGCAAACCAATGGCCCCTAAGCACTCTGAATTACCAGAAGTAACTATGGTTCCATTGTATTCTGTAAAACTATGTACGTCAATATTACCGAATCTTGGTGCTGTTGGACAGGAATTAGCTGCTGAGTTTCGTAAAAGCCAAAATCTTTTTGCATTGAAAGAAAAGAGTCTTGGATTAGTAAATTCTCAATTTGCAGAATACGAAATGGATTTTGCAACGTTAAGACTTGATACTCCTTACGGAGTTGTTGACAAAGAACTTACTTGGCCGAAGGATCCTGATACAAAAGACGCGCAAAACATGGTAGGCATGAAGCGTGTCAATATGATGCTTGCTGCTGAGAAAAAGAAATCTGAAGAATTAGCAGCTTCATTACGTAAACGTGAAAAAGCTGTAATGACTCAACTTGGAATGAAAGAAATGCTTGGCGAAAATAGATCGAAAGGTTATTACGTCGTGAAGCTTGATAAGAATGGAAAACTTTTAGAGGAAGTTGGTCCGCTCAAGGTAAAGCCAGAAGGTCTCTTAATTGATTCCTTTGCTAAACTGAAAGCGTTTGCCACGCAGGAATAATGGCAAAAAGAATAGAAGAATCGGTTGCTAAAAACAAACCGGCGAATTACGAAACAGAATACGATTTCAATCGTATTATAGAATTAGCTAAATGTCAAAATGATGTTATCTATTTCGTAGAAAACTACTGCAGGATTATTCATCCTAAGCGCGGTGTTGTACCATTTAAACTTTATGAGTATCAACGCCGCCTTTTAAGAGCATATGCTGAGAACGATCGTGTTATCGCGATGTTAGCTCGCCAGAGTGGCAAGAGCCAAACTGCCGCTGCTTTTTTGCTTTGGTTTGCTGCATTTAATAAAGCAAAACATGTTTTAGTTGCATCCAATAAAGGACGTAACTCTATTGAAATCATGGACCGTATTAAGTTCATGTATGAAGAACTTCCATGGTGGCTAAAACCTGGAATAGAATTATACAATAGACTTACAATCAAATTTGATAATAAGTCTATGATCGAAGCACAAGGTACTACAGAAAATACTGGTCGTGGTCTTTCTATTGCTCTACTATATTCTGACGAGCTCGCGATGGTTGCGCCTAGAATTCAGAAAGCTCTTATTACTTCATTATCGCCTACTTTGTCAAATGGTGGACGTTGGATTATTACGTCTACACCAAATACTGATGAAGATCGGTTCAGTCATATTTGGCTAAATGCAGAGCCACTATCGTATTCTGATACGTGGACTCATAATGCTGGTGTAGAAACATTAGATAAAACTGAAACTACATATGAAACTAAATTTGAAACTGATCAGGCAAAAGAAATATATCAACTAACTAATTTGATTGGTGGTCCAGATTCAGGAGAAGAAGTTGATCGATTTAAAAGTTTCTTTGCTCACTGGAAAACACATCCAGAGCGAGATGAAAAATTCAAGATCAAGCAATTAAACAGTGGTATCACTTATGGTGAATGGGAACGCGAATATGAATGCATATTCAGTGGCTCCGATGACGCATTAGTTTCTCCAATGGCTTTAATGCGTCTCTCTCAATTGACTAAAAAGCCAAGAGGTGTAGATCGCCATGGTGGTTATTGGTACGAAAGAGTTAAACCTAATACTGCTTACGCTGTAGTAATAGATCCATCTGAAGGACGTGGTAAAGATAACTCTGTTATTCAAGTCTGGGAAATACCAGCGATGGTACAAGTCGCTGAGTGGGCAGCAAATAACGTAGATCAGATTGAACAAACTAGAATGATGATTAGATATATGAAACGTATCTATGATCAACAGCAAGCTCATCCAGATCATAACGGCGAAAACGAAATCTACTATAGCGCTGAATGTAATGGCGTTGGCATGGGCATTATCAATTCTATTATCATGGAAGGTGAAGAAAAGTTTCCGGGATATCTTATTGATAGTACCGGCAATAAAGGTAGAGGCCTTAGAACTACTGCGCCTACTAAAGCGCAATATTGTTTACAACTTAAGAAATTTTTAGAACGAGGATTATTTGTTCCAGCTTCTAAGCCATTAGTTTCTGAGCTTAAGGACTTTGTAAAGATTGGTAAAAGATATGAAGCAAAGCCTGGAGCTAGAGACGATAGAGTCATGAGTTGCATTCTTATGCTTCATTTGATTGATGAGCTTAAATATCACGTTGATGGTATAGAATCTGCAATTCATGTACCATTAGCAGAACACGATCCTGACGACGAGAATGATCCTCAGAATCAACCACTACCACCAATGATATGAAAGAGTGATCATGTTTAAAAGAGATATTGATATTTTAAAAGCTTCACTTAAAGAATCCATGGGCGACGATATGGATCCAGAAGAAAGAGCTATGTTAGAACCAATCGATGATGTTTGGGGTACGTTACGTTATGAAACTCATAACGATGACGAAACCATTGAAGTTGGTGGTAGTAAAGTTGGCGATCTTTATAATGTTTCTTTTGCTACGTTAGTCAAATATCTTGGAATGCCACTTCCAAGAAAATGGGATGACGATCATCAAGCAAATTGGTATATTGAATTTGCAGATCATCAGACTGCAGAAATTTATGATCGTCATAATCCTAATAGAGCAGAAGATACTACACAATGGCGTATTGCCGGTAAGGGATATGAAGTTACTGCTAGAATAGATCTTATTCTAAAAGGTAAAGGCAAGCGTGGGTTTGGTAAAAGTATTTGATCCAGACTAAGAAAAAGGGCGGAGAATTTCTCCGCCCTTAAAGTTTAGTATTCTATTTTCTTCTTATTAAGACGTTACGCTGTCCGTTTGAGCGACCAGCTTAATTGGGACGTAGATAAATTCTACAACCTTAATTGGCTTGATTGCGATATCAACCCACATTTCATTATTTGCAATACGTGTAGCAGTGTTATTGTTTTCATCTACACGTACGGCATAGTCGTATAAAGCTCTAAGTGACTTAAGACCGGCAAGATACTTTTCAACAAGGTTCTTTGCCGATGCCCAAGTTAGCGGATCCGCTGGTTCACCGATGAAGGCTCTGAGCGAAGCTGCTAAATCGTATTTCATCTTTACGATAAGACGAGCTACGTTGATTCTATTTAGGTCAGTATTGACACCATATGTTGTCTTCTGACCCCAGACTCTAAGTCCAGTGTTATGGAAGTAAACAATTGGGTTAATGCTGTTCTCATACAGAATATTCTGTTGGCCTTTGGTTAATCTAACAGCATGATAATCGCCATCGTCTCCAAGGTAGCCAACACTGCTAGCATTAAGTACTAGGCCGCGTTCATCACCCATAGGTGCGTACCACGGATAAGCGATAGCATCGTTGTATGCAATGGTGCGTAACGCTATGGTGGACGCTGGGATCATTACATCTTCGCCGTCAACGTTTGTTCCCATTCCCCATGGATACCAGAAGGCAGCATAAGGATAACCACTACTTGTGAAACCATCTTCACCAGTCACTGATGCTGTATTAGCATCGGTTTTCCATTCTGTAACAGTGTTTTCTGTTCCAACAGGAACTCCACTTGGAATTAAACGAGATGGCATATCAGCTACGATAAAAGCAATTTCACCAATATCAGCATTAAGCGATACAAAGTCATCATATAATTCTGGATAACCAGGGCCAGCCATCAACTGATAGTAATAAGCATCTGAACGAATATCATTATTTGATGCTAATACTGCTTGAAGTGCTCTAACCACTGCATATCTTTGAGCTTTACGACCAAAGCGTGCACCAACGTATGGCTTCCAACGACGATTAGTTGCTTCAACGAATGCTGCAGGAGTACCACCAGAAAGCATTACTGGCTGATATGTAGTATCCCAGATCTTTACAGTATTGCGTGTAGCAGGATCACCGGTATTAATCCAATAAGTACCGTTAGTTACTAAAGATGCTGCGGTATAAGTATCTGTGATAGACACCGACTGTGTAATTTCTTCCCATCTTGCGCCATTATATCTTTTTACAACTGGGAAGCTATCAAGATTTGCACCACTAATATCAATCCAAATTGCTCCAGTTGCTGGAGTTAATGGAGCTGATTCACTAATTACTTTCTGTCTATTCGTAGGGCTTGCACTTGTTGTTGTTACGATTTCAACCCAAGCATTAGTATCTTCGATATACATCTTGAAATCAGTAATCGTGTCGTCAAACCATAATTGACCATTAACTGGATCAACCGTTGGTTCAGTATTCTGAATAGTATATGTTAAGGTAGAGAAAGAAGTACCATTAGCAACTTTTAATATACGCTTACCGTTAGTTGCTGATGTAGAAATATCTTCCCAAAGCGTGCCATCCGTAGGAGTAGGTTGTGTTGCAGATCTAGTATAAGTTTTTGCAACCCAAGTATCATCAGAAGCTCTATACTCATAGACAGGAACATTTACTCCACCAGAAGCAGAAGAAGTCTTCCACCAGAAGTCGTTGGCCCCAGCACCGGTAGGTGCAGCATCAGATACCCATAACGTGTTATTAGCAGCATTTCTTGAATTAATTGCTGTCGATGTTAAGTTAGCACCACCGACAACTGTCCATGTACCAGCATCGGTTTTAAAATAAAGTCGCGCATCTGTATTAGAATAATCAAACGCCCAATCACCAGCAGAACCGCCAGATGGGGTTGAAGTAAAGATTCTAAATGGAACTGCAACCCAATCATCATTCGCAGCTGTGCGTCTAAAAACACCACCTACGATTGCGTCTTTATCAATCCAATAAGTTCCATCAGGAGGTGGGCTTGTAGGTTCGGTTGATGTTGGAATTAACTGTCCAAGATCAATATCGGCGCGAACATAATAAGCGCTTGCTGATCCTTTTAAGAAACTCCACAACGAATGAAGACCGTATTCGTTCGTTTCGTGTCCTTGAACCGTAACACCAGCAGACGTAACGAATACCGGATTTCC